TCATAATTAAAATCTTCTTCATTGTAAATATTTATCCTTTCTCTAAAATGAGCTAAAGTGTAATTCTCTTTTTCGTTATAGGAAACATCATCAGCTATATCATATAAAGTTGCTGACGAATCATTATCTTTTAACCGAAGACCACGGCCAATACTTTGGAGATTCCTAATCCTAGATTTTGAAGGACTAGCAAAAACAATGTTGTGAAGATTCCTAATGTTAATACCAGTAGAAAAAGTGCCGTAACTAGCAATAATAATAGCATTATCCGACTTTTCAGTAATGAAACGTATTTTTTCTCTTTCATCTGCCTCTACTCCTCCGTGAACATAAAACACCTTTTTGTCTTGTGCTTTATCTTCTATTAATTGTTTTAATATTTCACCGTGTTTTTCAACATACTGAAATAAACATAACGAATTACCTTGTAAAGACAAAGTTAAATTTCTAATGTATTTATTTCTTTTTTCATTGGACACCAAATAATCCATTTCTTCCTGATATGTTTTATCTTTTAAAAAGTGTCTGGCATCTTTATCGTGTTGAAGTATTAAACAGAATATTTTTAAGTCAGCTAACTGTTTATTTTCTTGTAATTCACTTGTAGATACAACTTTATTTACAGTACCAAAAAGGCCTTCTAATACAAGTTTATGTGTTTTTGTTCCATCTAAAGTACCTGTCAAACCAATTCTATATTTACATTTAGTTAGTTTAGTTAAAATCTTTGTCAAAGAAACGGCCTTAAACAAATGTGCCTCATCACCAATTACTGTACCTACATCTGAAAACCATTTTTTAGGCATATTATATATTGATTGCCATGTAGTAATAATTACTCTTTTATTTGTTTCTTTTTCATGGCCTTGATATATCTTATGTACATTTCTTTCACTATTATAACCATAATCTTTAAAGTCTTTAAATAACTGTTCTACTAATGATGTGGTTGGTACGATAATAAGTATTTTATTTTGTTTTGTATCTTTTAATCTTAATAAATTAAATATCATTATTAAGTAAATAATAAGTGATTTACCAGAAGCTGTAGGAGATAATAGTAAACATCTATTTTTTTTAACGGCGTGAACAAAGGCCTGTTTTTGATAATCTCTTACTTCTATTTTTGGTATTTTTAATGCTTTTATGAATTGATCTATCTTTTTATCTTCAACATTTGTGTCTTTTATTTTAGTACCGTCAACGACTTGTACATCATTTTCTTTACACCAGTTTATGATGTAAGGGTAAAGGCCAGCATATATTTTACCTGTAGCATAACTGAATAGTCTTATTTTTCCATCCCAAACTCTATTACGATATTGAGGCATAAATTTATAACCAGGTACTTCAAATGTAAAGTATTCGCCAAGTTCTCTACGAATATCAGCGTCAGCTTCTATTTTAAGATATACTTCGTCTGGTTTATCTATGATAAGGTATCTTGTGGTAGTCATTTTTAGATAGCACCACTAGTAAACTTTCTCCAGTCTATGGCGTTCTTAATCGTAAAACCTCTATTACCTATTTGTCTAATTGTTCTATCTAAAAAATCTACTGTTGTAGAAAGGTAATCAACTTTTTGTTTTTGTTTTTGTAAATCTTCATCTGAATCTAAATATTTGTCTATATCAGTTTTAAGTATTTTTAAATCAAATGGTTTTAAAGCATACACTTCAGCAGGTGCTTTGCCTGTGTAGTATTCCCACTTTTCTTTTTTTAATACATTATATTCTGTATCTGCTCGACTTAACATTAACTTAAACTTCGTTAAGTATTTTAGCCATTTATTGTGTAACTGAGGCGTTTTAAGAGCTTCTAAATCTAATTCACTATCATTAAATTTCAAATCTTTATCAGCCAATTCTTGTAATTGTTCTAAGTCCATAATATCTCCATTATATCATAAAACCTTTATTTTGTAAAGGTTTTTAAGAAGTTGTTACTGTAGTTGTTGAAGCACCTACAGACGCAAAATCATAAATTAAATATCTAAAATCAACAGTTGCCGTTAAGTAATCCACGTCAGCAGCCTGTTGATTATATTGTAGTCCTGATAAAGCAACAGGAAATACATCTCTAAATCTTATTTCAGTAGCAGGATTGTTTTTACTTGTTAAAATTGATAGTGTAGCATCTGAAAATACAGGTCCTTGATCTGTAGTTCCATATTTTGTTTTACCTGGTTCTGTACTAACACTTTGATTAGCAACAGGAAATCTATCATTACCAGATGATATTAAGTTTCTAAATTCAGCATTATCTCTAGGAAAACCTAAACCAACTAACCAACCGTGTATCTCTTGGTAGTTCTCTAAGTTTTCATCTACTAAAAATGTCATACTTAGATTTTCATATGTCAACTGATCGCCAGGTTGTGGTATCTGTTTAAGAGGTGTAGGTTGATTTGGTGATCCAAGTGTAACTCCAGGTATATTAACTGAAGTACAAAAGTATTCAACTTTAGGTAATTTGATTATTCCAAACTTAAACTGTGTAGGACTAGCATAGTCTTGGCTAGTCGGTTGTCTGGAATATGAATTAGTCGTTGTCATATATCTATTTATATCTTACTTTATATCCCTTATGTTGTCTTATTTTGCCTTGTGCCACTTTAGTTAGATTGCCTTGATCTAAATTATTTTGTCTGGCAAAATCTCTTAAATTTTGAACCTGATGTGTTTTATCTTTATATTCTATTATATATTCTTTAGATAAAGCTTTGGCAACTTTGTCTTTTTGTGTTTGCGGTTGTTTTGTTCCTAATCTAGCTTTTCTGATATTTTCAATATGTTTTTCACTTAGTTTTTTTCCTTTCCAATTACTAAATCTACTCATATCTCCGTAATGTTTTTTGCCTAATCTTGTTTTTCTATTTTTGTATATTTCTTCTATAATTTTTTCTTTATCTATTTGACCACTTAAACCTTCATATGCTAATTTATCTTGCCATCTACCGTATTTTTCATATAGTTTTTTATGTGCTAAAGCGTGTTCTTTTATCGACAAATAAACTATGTTACTAGGATCGTCTGTGCCGCCAGCGTGTTTAGGAATTATATGATGTTTATGTTTCATACTAATTTGATGTAATTAAAGTTTAAAAAGAAGGGCGCCGAAGCGCCCCTCTAAGTTTGTAAAATACAATTTAACTTACATTAAATTTTGTACTTTTACCCTACGATAGTATCTGTTTGAATTTAAGTTACCAGCGTCATTAACCGCAGTAGCAGCACCTGAAATAGCTCCAGTTTGTGCGAATGGGTTAGCAACTAAACCATAACGGGTCTTAAATCCAATCTTCGGTTGGAAAGTATCTTGTCCAACGGCTCTTACCATTTGTAGTGGCACGTATGGGCAGTAGAATATACCAGCGTCATACGGAGATGTTCCTTTGTATCCAACAACGAAATACTGGCTAGCAGTATTGTTTGCTGAATATGGATCAATGTACACTTTAAATCTACCGTTTAATACACCAGCAAATGTGTTGCCTGTGTCGTCAACGTTTAGATTGTTGTTAAGAGCAGGAGTGTAGTCAAGTACACCAGCCATTTGTAAAGCAGACGCAACGTCTGAAGAACAGATGATGATGTTACCTTTTCCTCTACGTGTTCTTTGAGCGATAGCGTTAGCTTCTCTCTCAACTTGGAACATTAGACCTTTAAATCTCTCAACTGACCATCTACCGTTAGAGTCTGTGTCTAAGTCAAAGATTCCTTCAGTAGTTGTGTTAACTGTACCTGTGTTAGCAGAAGCACCTTTTTCAGCAACTGAATAGATTGTTCTAACTACTTCTCTATTGATTTCAGCTAAGATTTCAGCAGATAAGATGTTAGCTAATTCAGTTTCAGCGTCTAAGCCGTGAATAGCTTTAAGGTCTTGTGCTAATTCCATTGTGTACTCGGCTTTTAAAGCTCTGCTTCTAGCAGTCACAGTTGATTTCTCAATTGAGAACGCCATTTCAGCAAAAGCATTATTAGATGAATCACCTAGAGCTTCAGCAGTTGCTGTTGCCATACCAGTACCAGTTGTGTAAGTACCAGCAGGTGAATCGTTAAGTACAGATGGATTTGTTCCTGACTGAGCAGATGAACCAGCTCCACCAACACCTGGAAGTGTTGAGTCACCAGCAGCATTTCTGCTTGAGAAATCAGTATCAGCTTCATCAAATAAAGCCTCTGCACCAGTTTGTGAAGTGTATCTGCTTCTCATAGCAAATATTAGACCAGTCGGACCAGTCATTGGTTGTACGCCAGCAATATCGTAAGCGATAAGGTTTGGCATTGCTCTTCTAACTAAAGAAATTAGGATTGGATCCCAATTTGAGATAGAAGAACCAGTAGCGTTTGTAGGAGCAGCTTCATTTAAAAAAGCAGCATCCTCTTTTTGTGCTCTCTCTTGGTTTTCAAGGATAACACTTGTAACGGCACGTCTGTATGAATCAGTGATCTTTGGAAGATCAGCGTGTTCTAAGACTGGCTGCCATTTTTTTTCGTAAGTTTCAGATAAGTACATATCTTTCTCTCTCCTCTATTATTTCGACAACTTAATGTCTTTTGTTTTTGTAATAGCGGCGGTATAAGCAGCCATCGCTTCTGACAAATCAACGTTTGTTGTTTCTTCGCCTACCGCTACATTATCAATGTCATTCTCTTGTTTGACTTCTTTTTTACCAAAGTAAGATTCTTTAATAGTATCTACTTTAGTTTTGAACTCCTCAGAATTTGAAAACTCAACTTCTTCAGCAAGTTTGTTAAACTTTTCTTTTTGAGTATCTGTTAAATCAGCAGATGCCTCGTCAATGATGTCTTGTTTTACCAATTCACCGTTTGACTTGTTTAGTTCAACATTCTTTTCAATCTGTTCGTTAAGTTTTTTCTCTAAGTCTTCAATTTTAGAAGCTTGATCTTCGAGCACATCATATTTTTCATCTGGAACATCAATGTAGTGATCTTCAAATAATTTTTT